TCACTCGGCGGCTTCGGCCATCTCGGCGAACTCCGCTTCCTGCAGGAAGCGTTCGGCGTCCAGCGCCGCCATGCAGCCGGTGCCGGCCGCCGTCACCGCCTGGCGATAGACCTTGTCCATCACGTCGCCGCACGCGAACACGCCGGGCACGCTGGTCCGCGTCGATCCCGTTTCGACCGCGATGTAGCCGTCGTCGTCCAGCGCGATATGACCCCGGAACAGCTCGGTCGCCGGGTGATGGCCGATCGCGACGAACCCGCCATCGACGTCCAGCATCGACAGTTCGCCCGTCACCGTGTCCTTCAACTCGATCCCGATCAATCCGTGCGGATCGCCGCCGCCGACGAAGCGCTCGACCTGCTTGTTCCACAGCACGCTGATCTTGTCGCTCGCGAACAACCGCTGCTGGAGAATGCGTTCGGCACGGAAGCTGTCGCGGCGATGGATGATCGTCACGTCGTCGCTATGGTTGGTCAGGTACAGCGCCTCTTCGACCGCGGTATTGCCGCCGCCGATCACCGCGACCTTCTTGCCGCGATAGAAGAACCCGTCGCAGGTCGCACAGGCCGACACGCCCTTGCCCTTCAGCAACTCCTCGCTGTCGAGGCCCAGCCAGCGCGCCTGTGCGCCGGTGGCGATCACCAGCACCTCGCCCTCGTACACGTCGCCGCTGTCGCCGGTCAGGCGGAACGGGCGGCTGGTCACGTCGACATCGACGATCGTGTCCCACATCATCCGCGTGCCGACATGCTCGGCCTGCGCCTGCATCTCGCCCATAAGCCACGGCCCCTGCACCACATCGCGGAAACCCGGATAGTTTTCGACATCGGTGGTCGTCATCAACTGGCCGCCGGGCTGGATGCCCTGCACCACGATCGGTTCCATGCCCGCCCGCGCGCCATAGATCGCGGCGGACAGGCCGGCCGGTCCCGAACCGAGGACGAGCATACGAGTGTGATGCGTAACAGCCATGAGATCAAATTCCGTTCGAAGCGAGCGGCCCGTCTATGCCGGTCGCGGGGTCGAACGCAACATGGGGAACGCGCCCCGCCACGCAACCCGCTCGATCCTGTCGAGGGCGCGCATCGTAGGACGAGCAGGGTCGCAGCCGAGCGAATGGACAACGGATGAACCAATTCGGTCAGGTCAAGCTATGCAGGAAAAGCGATGCGCCCTGGCGGCAGCAAACGGCCCTCATGCCGTGGCGGGTGGTAGCGAAGGAGGGATTTGAACCCCCGACCCCAGGATTATGATTCCGCTCCACACCTTTGTAAAATTTAGCGCTTTCCCCAAACCGGGGAATAATCCGCGTGGAAAAATCAAATACTTACGGCGCTTTTGCAAACCGGCGTGAGGCTCGTCGTAGCGGTCAGCCGGTGCGGCGCGGAAGCAAGGAGATGGGCACTTTCGAACATGCATTCTGGGTAGAGCCAGAGAAGGGCGAGATCGATCGGATCATGCACGCGACGCGCAAGGCGCTTGATGCAGCCCGGCGCCTGCGGCGTCGCGAGCGGGCCGGCGAGATTGCCTTGAGCGCTTCGGAGCGGCTGCTCACATCCCTGACAGCTGCCGCCGTGCGTGTGATGCAGGAAATTCTGGACCTCGCCCGCATCAACGGGGGGCGGGTCTACCCGTCTTATGATCGGATAGCAGCGAAAACTGATCTAGGACGCCGTACGGTATCCCGTGCCATCGCGACCTTGGAAGCATTGGGCCTGATCCAGAAGCAGCGCCGCTTTACCATGGTGCCTGCTGATGACGATGCGAAGCGGTATCGCCAAACATCAAATGCCTACCGCCCTACGCTGCCGCAGCTGATTCGAAGCTACCTCCCCAAATTCCTCCGGACACCGCCTCTGCCGGCGGATGCCGCATGGCATGGGCAGGAAGACGTACGATCGACAGCAGAGATGCTGACTTCGACCAGCTGCACGCAGCGCGTCGACTTCCTCTTCGACGGCGCCTCGCCAATGGCAGAAGCCTTCCGCCGCATGGCGGCAATTGTCGACAGTCGCGAGTGCCATAATGGCTCTGAACCGCTACCGCAGATCATCTGATACCTGCGGTGAATAAAAGGCATCGCTACGCGATACGCTGATTTGATTGTCCCCTTCCCCTCACACGGCACACCCGCCCCCATCCGACGCGCCCTGGTCGACCGTCGGCCGGAGCGGCTTGCGCCGCCCCGATGGCTTAGCGACGGGGACGAGCACGACCCGTGCCATTCAAATTTCAGCCGTCGCGCGTGCGGGCACGCTGGCTGCGTCGATCTGCGTCGCACGCGCGCGCCCAAATCGCGGCGTGCAGCCGCTGTTTTACCCTAGGAGACCGGCGGCGCGATGCATGCGTCAAAAGCGCCACGAAAAGAGCGCGGGCGAGGCGGGGGGAAAAGCGCGCAGATTGGCTCAGCGAAACACACCGTCCTTTAAGTCTGCGCAATTTGTGCATCGATCCGCCGATCGATCGGTTCGGTCGCGGGACGTTGGTTTGGTCCGATATGGCGGTATGACACGCCTGTGGCCGAATCAGATCCCTTATCCCGTCTTACACCGCGCGAGCGCCGGTGCCTTGAGCTTGTCGCGTTACATTTTGATACGGGTCAAATCGCTGCTGAGCTTGGTATCTCGGCCGCGACCGTGAACGGCTATCTGGCGGACGCTCGCCAGAAATTGGGGGCACGGAACCGAAAGGAGGCGGCTCGGATGCTCAATTCCGCAGGCTCCGACAGTTCGATATCGCCCCCCATCAAACATACCGGTGAAAATGATCGGGTTGAGGACGAAGCAGTAGAAGAGGCAACCGCCGTCCCGCAGTTGGAGCCGATGGCGTTCAGGGGATGGTTCTCCCGGACGCTGTATCTCGAACGGGTGATCCCGCCGCACCAGTTGGGGCCAGGACGTCGCTTGTTCATGATCATTGGCCTGGTCGTGGCGCTCTGCGCCGCACTTGCGATGTCGGTGATCGCTGCCGTAGGTCTCGTGGCCATCTTCACGAACCTACGCCCATGACATGACCAAGGGGGTTTCGCGATGGTTAAGCCGCTGCATCCGGTAATTGCAGATATTACGCACGATCTGCTCACCGCCGAGCAATCCGCCGACGATGCGATTGTTTCCGCCGCCACAATGGTGAAGACTATGGTTGCCGACCGTCGTCATCTCCGGCTGAAATTCGGAATGATCCAGGCGCCGCTAAACGACGCGGTGAAGGCGATGATGCTGACGGTCGAAGCGCGTGCCCATCTGGGTCGGTGTCACAAGCGCATGCACGAGATCGGTGTCGAACATGAATTTTTCACACCCACGTCACACGGCGATATCTTCCCCACGACCGGCGACCCCGAACCAATCAAGCAATCGCTTTCGCTGGTTGCCTGACGTCGATCAAACAGCGTGAATGCCTACCTCTACTTGGCGACCTTGCTGACGGTCTCCACATGGAGCGTTATTCGGGGAGGTGCACCAGAGCGCCTGGCGATGGCGGCAATAGTGATTGCTGTCTTCGCCACGGCAGCTGTTGCATCGCATCGCATCTTCGGCAGTCGCGAGGTAGGCGTTTTCGCGGTCGATACCCTCCTCACTCTTTTCGTTGTGACGCTGGCACTGCTGGCGGAGAGGTTTTGGCTCCTATGGCTAGCTGCGATCCTGATCGTCAGCTTACTGCTGCAATTGGCAATCTGGTACGCGCCGCTCTACTATCGGGACGTCTATCTGATCCTGCATGCGATGAGCGCGTATCCCACGCTTATGCTTATCTTGGTCGGGACGCTACGCCATCGACACCGGCTGCAAAAGGCGGGGCACGACCCCTCCTGGTCCAAAAGCAACCAAGCGTGATGGCATATCGGGCGCGAGCGATAATTTCCTTCAGGGCGAAAGTAGCGAACATGGCTCCCGTTCCGATGACGGACCCAGTTCAAGACGCGCTCCTTCAGATATACGTAGCTGAAGAGGAACAAACGGAAATAGCGGTGTCGGCCATCGGTCCCTTGATCCGCGTGCCCCAGACGACTTGGCTCCGGCATATGGCTCTGATGGAGGAGGCCGGGCTGATTATTCGAAAAGGCGATCCGAACGATAGGCGGCGAAGCTGGCTTGTTCTATCGCGTGACTGCAAGGCGCAAATGGACGACCTCATATGCGATTTTTGGTGATTCCAATCATCTGGTCGCAATCGACCTGGATCATTCAGTACGCATAATAGTCGATCTCTGCATGATCGAGCGCGGCCAGCGCCTCGCCATCGGCCCGCGACTTCTCAAAATGGGCGCGCACATCATCGGCGGTCCCGCACCGGGGAAAGGCGCGGTCGCGGCGCGCTCGGTCAGCAATCGCGTCGACCCAGTCGCCGCGATCCCGCTGCATCAGAAGCCACCCGGCAAAATCGGGGCGGCGCTCACCGTATCGATCAATCTCCATACCACTGCTCCATCACGAGTCGGTGGCGGAAATGTAGGTGTTCCACTTATGTTCCACAATCAGTGAGGTGTGAAACCCACCAGAACGGCGGCGATGAGCAAACAACCGACCACCGCCGCCTCGATCTCAATTGCTGTTGGCCGCCGCATGCGCCGAGCCTAGCGGCCCGGTGTCGAAATTGGCAATCACCAGCTCGCTGACCTTCTTCGGTGCACCGCCCCCGACCGTATAAGTCACCGGTAGCGCGACTTGATCGAAAGCGGCAAATACCTCCCGCGCGCCGGGCGTGTCGTTGATCGACAGCACGAAGCGGCCCTTGATCCCCGCCAGCTGGTCGGCCAGCGCAGCGAAGTCGTCGCGGCCGAATACGTCGGCGCCATAGTCCGTCTCGCACCCCCAATAAGGTGGATCGAGATAGAAGAGCATGCCCGCGCGATCGTAGCGGCGAATAAAGTCGCTATAGACCAGCTGCTCGATCACGACACCGGCCAAGCGCTCATGGATATCGGCAAGCATCGGCTCCAGCCTGGTGACATTGAAGCGGGCACCCTGCCCGCTCGACACGCCGAAATTCCGCCCCTCGACCTTGCCACCGAAAGCCAGGCGCTGAAGGTACAGGAATCGCACCGCCCGCTCCAGATCGGTCAGCGTCTCCGGGGGCTGGGCGCGCAGCCGCTCGAATTCAGCCCGACTCGCCACCCGGAATCGCAGCATGTCGAGGAAATAGGCATAGTGCCGCTGCAGCACGCGGAAGAACGTAGCGACGTCACCGCTCACGTCATTGATGAATTCCGCCCTCGGCCGCGACCGCCGGCGCAGGAAGATGCCGCCCATCCCGACGAATGGCTCGGCATAGCCGTCGTGGTCGACGCGATCGAGCAGCGGGACAAGCCGCGACGCCAGATTGCGCTTGCCACCGATATAGCCGGCCGCAGGCGCGACCGGACGGACATTTGTTGGATACATGAGTCTTCGCTTCGCCTCTTAGGAACCCGCCCGGCATTGCCGGGTGCGGGGCGGCCAGATGGCCGATGGTCGTGGCGAGCTGGGTCTCGTCGGTGTGCCGGACTGCCATCCGGTCACCCCCGCCGGCCGATTGGCCAGCGGGGTATTTCTTCATGCTGCTATGTCGGCCTCTTCGAATACGACCGCGGGCACGCCCAGGCGGTCATTGATGTCTAGGAAGACCTCTCGCAGCGGCCGAATCTCATTCCGCGCGAACATCTGGCTCGCCTCCACCGGCGAGCCGAAAGCCGACCCCTGCGCCGGCACGATGCCAAGCAGTTGCGGCGGCACGCGGTGCGCAGCCATGATGTCCGCCGCCGACGCGCTCTTGATGCCGAGGAATTCGTCCTTCGCGCCGGCCTCGGCGATCGGGATGATCTTGATGCTGCTCTCCTTGCCGCTGGGAGAATGGAAGAAAAGCGACCGGAAATTCCCCGGCCCTTTCGCCAAGCGCATCTGCTCCTTCAGCTTGTCGGTGCTGGCCGCGTCGATCTCGCCGCTGGCATACAGGATGTACCCGGCGTGCGCGCCATTCAGGTAATATTTGCGCCGAAATAGCGTCGCGCTCTCATTCAGCAGCGCGGCCTGCAGCGCCGACATATATTCGGGGACGCCATAGATCTCCTGATTGACGTCCGGCTGCATGAGCTGGATAACCGACCCGCGCTCGAATTCCTGCTCCTGCTGCGCACCGGGTACGAAGAAATACCGGCCCTCCTCCACCCCACGCCGGGTATATTTCGCCGGCGTATAGTCGAGCCGCAGCGTCGCCCCACCCATCGACCGCACCTTCACCGCATAGCAGTCGCCAAAGACCAGATAGTCCTGCACCATCTTGGCAAAGGCGGCGCGTGACAGCCACTGGGTCGGCCGGAATGCCGCCAGCACCTGCTGCCGCTTGAAGATGATCGCGCTGGAATGGTGGGGCGACGTGCGGAATGCCCGCGCGAGGCCCTCCCGCGACACCGGCGGCTCATACCACCGCCCATTGTGCGGCGATTGCAGCATGTCGAGCAGCAGCGACCGATCAAGCGCCGGCTCTGGATCGCCAAAACTGAAAGCCTCGATCGCCGACCCACGGTCATTGGCCGGCACGATCGCGCCGATCGACGCCGCCCGCGCCTGACGCGCACTCATCCGCTCGGTACGCCTGCTCATTCGATGATCTCCATGGAGCCCTTGGGCTTTTCCTTGCCGTCCAGCGGCTCATTGCTCAGCACGTGCATGATGGCCCAGGCGATGTCGGCATGGCCGTCCTGCCCGCCGCGCCCGGCCTTGAAGGTCATCGCCTTGCCGCTGTCGGTGATCGTCTTCTTGATCGACACGAAGCTGCTGACGACGTCCATGCACATGCTGTCGAAGGCGAGGCGGCCACGGCGCACGACATTCTGCGCCTTCATCACCATGGCGGCCTTCACCTCCAGCGAATATTCGATCTTCGTCACGCCGGCGATGCCGACCTCGGGCTTGGCGAGCAGCTGGTAGACGCCAGCGCCGACACCGGTCGCGTCGATCCCCAGATAGGTGACCGTGTAGCGCGACAGCACGCCCTTGATGAATTCGGCCTGCTGCTCGAAATCGAGGCCGCGCAGCTGGTGGCGCTCCAGAATCCGGAAGGTGCCGCCCTGCTCGGTCGGCGGCGCGACGATCACCAGCACGGCATTGTCGCCCTCTTCCGAATTTTGCGGATCATAGCCGGCCCAGACGGGTCGGTTGCCATAGGGCCGCGCCCACTCCGGATTATAATCGGTCCATTCGACCAGGCTGTCGCAGCCCAGCTTCACCAGATCATTGAATTTGAAGGCCGACAGACTGTCGTCGACAAAGACGCAGCCAAAGAGATTGGCGAATTCGTCCTCGGCATATTCGTCCTGCAGCTCGTCCAGGTCGACCAGGTCAAATCCCTTGTCGATCGCGTCCTGCACCGTGACGATCTGCCGCCACACCGAATCCTCGCACAGCCGCCCGTCCTTCAGCGCGGCATGGCTGACATCGATCTCGATCCGGTCGGCCTTGGCCTTACGCCGATTGCGTCGCTCCCCGGTCCAGTACGGATAGGCAAGGTGCGCGATCGTCGACGGAGTGGAAAAGTAGGTCTTCCGCCAGTGCTTGTGGGTCGCCATCCCTGAGGCGACTTTATTCAGCTCCTCGAAACCGTGGACCCAAAAGAATTCGTCGAAATAGAAATTGCCGCTGCGCCCCTGCGCGGTGCGGAAATTCGTGCCGAGGAAATGCAGCTCCGCTGCCGCCTCGCCCTCCGGGCGTAGCGCGCTGGTGATGAGCATCGGGTCGCCCTTCAGGTCGACCCCGACCAGCTTGGCAAAGCCCACGATGTAATTGCGGAATTGATGCGCCTGCGCCTTCGACGCGCTCAAGAATACCTGATTGCGACCGCTCTCGATCGCGTCGATCAGCGCCTCGAAAGCGAAATAATAGGTCGCCCCGATCTGGCGCGACTTCAGGATCATCCGCGTGCGGCGCGACAGATTCGCCCACCACGTCTCCTGGTATCCGAACAGCTGGCCGAGGAAGATTTCCTTCAGCCGCTCGGCCTGCTCGACCGTGAAATAGTTCGACGGCGTCTTTTCCTTGCGCGGACCGGAATTCCGGCGCGCGACCTTTTCATTCAGGTCGCCTTCGTGCCCGCCCGGCTCCTCATACCGGCGCACCTTCGCCAGCGCCGCGACCTGCCGACCCAGCAGGTCGATTTCCTTGAAATCGCCAGGGGTCTTCTTGTCCTTGGCGATGAGCATCATCCATCGCGCTTCGAGGCAGTCCTCCAAGCGCCGGATGCTGGGCACGTCATCCCACTTGCCGCGATCCTTCCACGACTGGACGGTGGTCCGCGCCACCTCCAGCTCTCCGGCAATCTGGCTGACCTCCCACCCGCGCCAATACAGGCTGCGCGCGGCCCGCCGCCGGTCCTCGACCGGCAGCGTCAGCGGATTGCGCAATAGGGATGCGGTGCCAGGCTCCATCGGCCGCGACCCTAGCCACGTCGCCCGCCCGCCCCGGAGCGCCGCACCGGGTAGAGACGCACTCTACCCCCCACCACGCTTGAGAAGCGGCCCGCCTTCCGCCCCTGTGGCGGTCAGCAATCGCCCTGCCCGGCAATCTGACCCCCAAGGACCACACCCATGGCCAAGACCCGCTTCTTTCGCATCGCCGTCGAGGGCGGCACCACCGACGGCCGCGTGATCGAGCGCGCATGGATCGAGCAGATGGCGGCGGGCTATAATCGCGCCACCTACACCGCCTCGATCAACTGCGAGCATATTCGGGGCTACAGCCCCGAGCCGCCCTTCAATTCGTACGGCGTGGTCGACGCGCTGAAAGCCGAAGAAATCGAGATTGACGTCGCCGGCAAGAAGGAAAAGCGCCTGGCGCTGCTCGCCTCGCTGGAGCCGAATGACCAGCTGCTCGCGATCAATCGCGGCAAGCAGAAGCTCTTCACCTCGTGCGAGATCACGCCGAACATGGGCGGGTCGGGCAAGGCCGGCCTGGTCGGTTTGGCCGTGACGGACAATCCGGCCTCACTCGGCACCGAAATGCTCGAATTCGCGGCGGGCAAGGGCGATGCCAATCCCTTCCACGCGCGCAAGCAGGACAAGGCGAACCTCTTCTCCGCCGCGATGGAAGCCGACATCGCGTTGGATGACGCCACCGACCCCACCGGGATGTTCGCGTCGATGAAAGCCATGTTCGATGGCTTTGCTGCCAAGTTCGCCAAGGGTGACGAAAAGCAGGCTGATACGCCCCCTCCGACCCCGCCCGTTGGCGGCACCGGTGGTAAGGAACCGGCGAACGACAATTTCGCGGCGTTCGCGACCCAGCTCGGCGAGACCATGACGCAGGCGATCGCCGCCGCGTTCACCCCGCTCAACGCTACGGTCGGCACGATCCAGACCGAGCTGTCGGCTCTGAAGACGAAGGTCGACACCACCGAAGCCCCGAACACCTTCAGCCGCAATCTCGCCACCGGCGGCGGCACCACGATGGTCACCGACTGCTGATCCACCGCCTGCCCCGCCCCAGCCCCCGCCGCACAGGACACCCCCATGCGCAATGACACCCGCCTCGCCTACAATGCCTATCTCGGCCAGATCGCCACGCTGAATGGCGTCGGCGACGCCACCGTCACCTTCTCGGTTGCCCCGGTGGTCGAGCAGAAGCTCGAAGAGATCATCCAGAAATCGTCCGATTTCCTGTCGAAGATTTCGATCTTCACGGTCAAGCAACAGGAGGGCGCCAAGGTCGGCATCGGCGTGACCCGCCCGATCGCATCGCGCACCCTCACGAATAGCGCGACCGGCGTCCGCCGCAAGCCGGTCGATCCGACCGACACCGCCGACAAGGGCCGCTATTTCTGCGCCCAGACCAACAGCGACGTCGGCATCAAGTACGCGAAGCTGGACATGTGGGCGCACCGCCCCGAATTCCAGACGCTGATCCGCGACACCATCGTCAAGCAGCAGGGCCGCGACCGGATCATGATCGGGTGGAATGGCACGTCGCGCGCCGACACCACCGACATCACCGCCAATCCGCTGCTGCAGGACGTCAATCTGGGCTGGCTGTACAAGATCCGCACCTATGCGCCGGAGCGCGTGGTGTCGGATGGTGAGCTGACGACCGATGCGACCAAGGCGATCTATGTCGCGGCGGGCACGCCGGGCACCGATGTCGATTTCGTCAATCTCGACGCGCTGGTCTTCGACGCGATCGAGCTGCTGGACGAATGGCATCGCGACGACACTGACCTGGTCGTGATCGTCGGCCGCGATCTCCTGCAGGAGAAATTCAGCAATATCATCAATGCCGCCGGTGACAAGGCGACGGAGATGGAGGCGCGCAATCGCATCCTGACCCTGCCCAAGCAGGTCGGCGGCAAGCTCGCCGTGGTCGTGCCCTTCTTCCCGCCGACATCGATCCTCATCACCAAGCTCGAAAATCTGGCGATCTACGTTCAGGCCGAAAGCCGCCGCCGCCAGATCAAGGACGCCCCGGAATTCGACGAAATCCAGGACTTCCAGTCGGTGAATGAGGCGTACGTGGTCGAGGATTACGGCTGCTGCTCGCTCTACGAAAACATCCGGATGCGCAAGAAGCCCTGACCGGGCTGATCTTCCCCTGACACGCCGCTCGAAAGGATCAGCGCAATGAGCCTCGCTCGCAAGCACCGGGACCGCGTCCTGGCCGAAAAGACCGCGCTCGCATCCTCGGGCGACGTCACCTCCACCGCTTCGGCGGTGGAGGTCCCCTTCTATGACGCCGCACAGGACCGGTCGGCGCTGATCGCCGCCGCCCAGGTCGGCTCCCGCCTTACCCACGATCTGCGCCGCCTGAAAGAAATCCGCTCGATCACCGGGCCAAACGGCAAGATCGCGGCGAAGCGCGCGATGCTGCCCGAATATGCCGACTGGGTCGCCGGGCTGCTGTCGGGCGCGCAGGCCGCCGGCGCCGGCGTGTCGGGCGATGTGCTGCCGACCGTCATGGTCTGGCGGATCGACGTCGGCGATTTCGCCGGCGCGATGCCGCTGATCGAGCATGTCCTCGCTCACAAGGTCGCGATGCCGACGCGCTATGCCCGCGACGCCGCGACGCTGATCGTCGAGGAGATCGCCGATGCCGCGATCAAGGCGCAGGCCGCCGACCAGCCCTTCGACCTCGCCATCTTGGAGCAGGTCGAGGCGCTGACCGCCGACGACGACATGCACGACGAAGTGCGCGCCAAGCTGCTGAAGGCGATCGGCGTCGAGCTGGACCGCGCTGCCCAGGCGCTGGCCGGCACCGACGCCGCCCCGCTCCTCACCCGCTCGCTGACCGCGATGAAGGCCGCGCAGGCCCTGCACGACCGCGTCGGCGTGAAGACCACCATCAAGGCCGTCGAGAAGCGCCTAGCCGCCGCCAAGCCGGAGACCGAATGATGCTGCTTTTCCTCCTCTGCCTGACCTTGGCGATCATGGTGATCGACGGATTGCTGTCGATCGCGTTGAAAGTCAGGGCCGCGCGTCACCTCGCACGCCCGCAGCTCCCCGCTCCGCCACTCACGCCGGATCAGGCGGACGAAATCACCCGGCTGCTGACGCTCGCTCGCGACGAGCCGGCACGCCCATCGCGCTGACACCAGCTCGCCCCCCGGCGTCTCGGGGGCAGGTCGCACGACGTGGGAGGGCCTTCGGGCTGCGGGCCACGCTCCTCCGGCCTCCACCCCCGAATTTTTCGAAAGCCCGCCCGTGACCCAGTCCGCCATCCTTCTCGCCCATATCGCCGCACTGCTGGTCGGCGCGCTGGTGACCCTCGCCGGCGCAGTCGTGACGGCGGACAGCCGCCGCTGGGCATCCGATCTGAGCATGGACCATGCGACGGTACTGACGCGCGCGATGAGCTTGGGTGTGACCGGCCTACTGCTCTTCATCACCGCCGCCAGCGCGATCCTCCGCTTGATCGCCGGCGCATGAGCGGCTTCGGCACCATCGGCGGCACCTGCCTCGGCTCGGTCATCCCCGAAGCCGCGACGACGGTCGAAGGCACGATCGCCGACGACTGGTATCCCGCCATCGACCTCGACCAGCTCCGCCGCGACCACCGCATCGGCACCGTCCAGGTCGTGACCCCCGCCCGCCTGCGCGCCGCCGTTCAGGAAGCGCTGCTGTCGATCGACAATCAGGTCGGCGCACAGGCGGCGGCATGGCAGCTCGCCGGCCACACCAACCTCGCCGACGTGCCGGCAAAGCGGCTCGCCGGTACAAGCCGCCTGGTCATCGCCTTCCACCGCGCCGTCGCCGCGCTGACCAAGGCCGAGCTGATCGAGCGGCACCGCGACATCGACACCACCGCCGGCGGCGACCGCGACGCCGGCGCGCTGGATCCGTCGATCGCCGAGCTGCGCCGCGACGCCGCCCACGCCATCCGCGACATCCGGGGCGAGCCGCGCGCCCCGGCCGAGCTGCTGTGATGGCCGACACCGTCACCGCGCGCCAGGGCGACACGCTGGACCTGATCCTGCACCGCGACCGGGGCTTGGGGCCGGAAGCGATCGGCACCGTCCTGTCCGCCAATCCCGGCCTCGCCGCGCTGGGTCCGGTCCTGCCCGCCGGCACCGCCATCATCATCCCCGACGCCGCCGCATCCGCGCCGGTCACCCGCCCCCTCCTCAAATTGTGGGACTGACATGAGCAAGCTGCTCACCATCCTCGACACCCTGCTCGCCCTGCTGGCGGGGCTGGTCCCCGGCGCGATGGGCGCGGCGGTCAGCCTCGCCTATGAAAAGGGGCTGACCTGGTCCGACCGCTTCGTCCAATTCACGGTCGGGACCATCGTCTCCTATTTCGCGCGCGGTGCGATCGTCGCCCTCTTCGACCTGCACACGTTCGTGGTCGACGGGATCGTCTTCACCGCCGGCATGATCGCCTTCCGCGCCACCCCGCGCTTCGCCAGCGCGGTGATTGATGCGCTGGTGTCGATCCCCGCCGCGATCCGCGACCGCATCTTCGGAGGCACCAATTGACCCTGACGGCTTGGGAATATGCGGCGCAGGCCGCCATCGCGCGCCCGATTTACGGCATCGTCGTGCATTGCTCCGCGACGCCGGAGGGCCGCGACGTCACCGCCGCGACCATCCGAAGCTGGCATCTGGCCAAGGGCTGGGCCGACATCGGCTATCATTTCGTCATCCGCCTCGACGGCAGCATCGAAACCGGCCGCCCCCTTGCCAAGGCCGGTGCGCATGTCGAAGGGCACAATGCCCGCACCATCGGCATCTGCTATGTCGGCGGCACCGACGCGGCCGGCAGTTCGAAGGACACCCGCACGCCGGAGCAGCGCAAGGCGCTGATCGCCCTGCTGAGGACCCTGCGCGCCCGCTTCCCGCGCGCCACGATCAAGGGGCACCGCGACTATTCGCCCGATCTCAACGGCAATGGCCGGGTCGACAGCTTCGAATGGATCAAGGCCTGCCCGTCCTTCGACGCCGCGCGGGAGTATGCGTCGCTATGATCCGCCGCCTGCTCGCCGCGATCGGCCTCCATCGACAGTGGCTGACGCTGATCGCCGTCGGCGCCGCGGCCGCCTTCCTCTATATCCAGTGGTCGCGGGTCACCGGTGAGCGCGACCGCGCGCTGCAATGGTCGGAGACTGCTTGCGCCGCCGCGGGCACCACGTACGTCGCCTCGGTCGAGACGGTCGATGGCAAGCGCGTGAAATATGCGAGCGGTCAGCGCTGCAAGGCCATCATCGCCGACCTCGCCGCCTTCCGCACCGACAGCGACCGCATGACCGCCGAGACGCTGGCGGCAGCGATGCACGGCCGCGACGCCCGCACCCAGTCCGATGCCGCCCACGCCCGCGCCGCCGCCGAAGCCGCGCGCGCCGCCACCCAGAGAATGGAAGCCGCCGATGCCAAAGCTGCCCCCACCGATCGCGTCGACAGCGATTGGTTTGCTGCTCTCAATGACCTTGCCGGGCTGCGTCCGGCAGGTGCCGGTCGCTAAGTCGGTGCCGGTCGCCGTGCAGATCCGCGACACGCCGCCGGCCGAGCTGCTACGCTGCCCGCCCGCGCCCGCCGGCTATCCGACCGATGCGGAGGCGATGATGCCCGCCGCCGTCCGCGCGGCGACGATCCGCATGGCCACCGCCCTGCGCGACACCCGCGATCAGCTCCTCCGCCTGATCAGATGGCACGACGCCACCACCTGCAAGGATCCCGTCCAGTGAAAATGACGATCGCCGATCGCGCCGCCGCCGCCGAGCAGGCCAGCCAGCCCTTCGGCCAGGTGGTGGACACGCCCAATCCGCTGACGCTGCTCGGCCGGATGAAGGCGCTGGTCGACGCCATCCTGCCCGCGCGTACCGCGAAGGCGGTGGTACCCAGCGACAGCGTCGCGCTCGATCCGGTCCCGCGCGGGATCTATATCGGCACCGGCGGCGACGTCACGATCCGACCGATCGGCTCCTCCACCGACGTCACCTATCGCAACCTGCCCGACGCCAGCTACATCGCCGTCCGCGCGCAATATATCCGCGCGACCGGAACCACCGCGCTCAATATGATCGCGGAGGGCTGACCATGGCGGCACAATCTGGAGCGATGGGCACTGGCCTTGCGACGCTGGGTCGCATGGCGGTGCTGCCCGATCGCCGCTTGCCCCACGTCGTCACCGCGCTGGGCGACAGCCGGGTCGCCGCAATTTATCTGGACCCCGCGAAGCTCAATCGCGGCACCCGGTCGCCGTTGAACTGGGCGAACGCCTTGCTCGGCCACCGCATGACGATCGCCGAAACGTTCGGCGTCAGCGGCGATCGTACCGACCAGATGCTCGCCCGTCTTCCCGCCGCGATCGCGACCGGCGCGGGCCTGCTGTACGTGCAGGGCGGCATCAATAATCTGGGCGCCGTCGCCACCGGCTTCACCTATGTCCATGCGGTCACGGGTGAGGTGGTGACGATCGACACCGTCGCCGCCGTCGCCATGCGCGACCTGCGCCAGATCGCCGACACTGCACGCCGCACCGGCATGATCGTGGTGCTGGAAAATGAAATCGGCGGATCGTCGCTGGCGACCGTCGAGAAGGTCGCGGCGCTCGTGACCCTGCGGGCCATGATCGCCGACTATGGCGCGCAGACCCCCGGCGTCCATGTCCACGATGCCTATCCCATCGTCATGCAGCCGAGCGCGGGCACGCCGCTATTCCGCACAGGCTATGCCTATGACGGCACCCATTGCACCGGACGGGGTGCCTATTGGCATGGCAAGAGCCTCTCCCTGCTCCTCGACCGTCTCCTGCCCTTGCGCAGCGTGCTATCGCGCGGTGCGATCGATACCCCGGCAAACGGACGCCGCCAGCTGCTCGCGAATCACCTGTTCGTGACTGCAGCCGGCGGCTCGACCCCCATCTTCACCGTCACGGCGAATACGAAATCGACGACCACGCTGACCGTGACCAGCGCGAGCACCATCCCGGTGGGAGCATCAGTATCGGGCGCGGGCGTCCCGGCCGGCACCACCGTCATCGCACAGCCGAATGGCGGCGGCGCGGGCGACTATACCCTCAGCCAGGCGGCGACCGCGACCGCGACCGGCGTGACCATCACCGTCGCCCTTGTCGGTGGCCCGGTCCCCGCATCATGGACCGCCGCCATGTCGGCAAATGCCGGTACGGCGCTGCTCACGACGGTCGTGAATGCCGACGGCGTCGGGTCGGGCGTGCAGGCGGCGATCGCCTTTGCCGCCGCCGGCAGCTTCCGCCTTGAGCAGGCGTTGGCCGGCACGCCGGGTGGGGCCTATCACGCAAATCTGCGACCCGGCGATGAGGTGGAGGCGTTCGCCTTGGTTGAAATCGCCGGCGCACCCGCCATCCTCTCCGCCGTCCATCTGGAGATCAGCGCGGCATCCGCCGGATCGGGCGGCACCGGCGCGACGGCGCTCGATCTCTTCGGACCGTCGACGGCTACCGACCAAGGCGTGAATGACGCGGCGCTCTTTACGCTGCGCAGCCGGTCGATCGTCCTTCCCACCCCGACCGGCACCTATCCCTATCTCCTCGCGATCATCCGCGTGTCGGCATTCGCGGCCGGTGCGGCGACCGTCATCGTGCGGCAAGCCGGGGTGCGGCGGCGCACATGAAAAAGCCCGACACGCTCCGCCAGCTGCTCTACGCCACCGCGCTGGTCGGCCAGACCGAAAAGCTCGCGACCTTCATCGATCGCGGGCGCATCGAATGCCGGCGCGGGGCCAATCTGTCCTTCCGCTACCACTACACCCTCTCGCTGGTGGTGCAGGGCTATACCGGCTCGCCCGACGCGCTGATGATCCCGATCCTCGCCTGGGTGGCCGAGCAGCAGCCCGACCTGCTCGACCGCGCGCCGCATGAGCCCTTCACCTTCGAGAGCGAGCTGCTCGACGCCGACACCGCCGACGTGTCGATCGAGCTGGAGCTGTCGGAGCTGGTCCTGGTCGAGCGGACGGCCAAGGCCGCATTCGTCGCGACCCATGTGCCCGAGCCGGTCCTGGTCGACGCCTTCCCAGGCGTCTGCGGCGTGTCGCTGCTGCAGGGCCTGCTCGATGATGGCATGACGATCGTCCCCGCATGACCGAGGGCGACGATCTGGTGCAGATCGAATCGCTGGCGGCGGCGCTGCTGCGCAATCTCGACGCGCCCGCCCGCCGCCAGCTGCTGCGAAGCGTCGCGAAGAAGGTCCGCGCGGGTCAGCGTGCCCGGATCGAGCGCCAGCAGAATCCGGACGGCAGCGGCTTCGCCCCCCGCCGCAAGCGCCCACAGCCGGTGCGCGGTAATCGCGCGGTCCATTTCCTGTACCCAAAGGGCGATCCCGCCCCGCGCGAAGTCTACATGAAAAGCTGGACGCTCGACGGCCCGCTGATGACCGGCTTCGACATCAAGGCCGGCGCGATCCGATCCTTCCACCGCGACCGCGTGGAGAAGTGGCTCCCGCTCGATGAGGGCCAAAACAATGCCGGCGCCGGCCGCCTGCGCCGGAAGGGGCATATCCGGCGGAAGCTGATGTTCCGCAAGCTACTGTCGCCCCGCCAACTGAAGGAAGGCGCGACCGATCGCGAGGCATGGATCCGCTTCACCGGACAGGCCGCCCGCGTCGGCCGCATCCACCAGGACGGCCTGGTCGACAAGCCGTCGCTGAAGGTCAAGCCCGTGCGCTACGCCCGCCGCCGCCTGCTGGGGCTGACCGATGCCGACCGGGTGATGGTCGCCGAAGCCTTCATGGCATCGCTGGTGGACGGCACCGGGTAGAGACGCACTCTACCCCCCGCCGCGCTGGCGTGTGACCATTGCTCGCTACGACATGGCCGGCGATGGACCTTGCCACCGCCTCAACCCCTGTCGACCTGTCCCGCCTGCCGCCTCCCGCGCTGGTCGCGCAGCCCAGCTTCGACGCGATCGTCGCCCAGCTGGTCGGCGCGATGCAGGAGCGATACCCCGACTTCGACGCGACGATCGACAGCGAGCCGATCGTCATGCTGCTGCAGGCGGCGGCCTATCAGATCATGCTGGCCCGCGCCGAATTCGACGACACTGCGCGCCAGCTGCTGCTGGCGTTCGCCACCGGCGCCAATCTCGACCATCTGGGCGCGCTGTTCGGCCTGCCCCGCTTGGTCCTCACCCCCGCCACGTCCTCCACCGATGCGGTGATGGAAGGCGACGAAGCCTTCCGCCAGCGGATCGTCCTTGCGCCCGAAAGCTTCTCGGTCGCGGGACCGGACCTTGCCTATGTCGCCTTTGCCCGCCGCGCCGATGGCGACGTCGCCGATGCGAGCGTCGTCAGCCCCGCCCCCGGCGAAGTCGTCGTCACCGTGCTGTCGGCCAAGGGCGACGGCACCGCGCCCGCCGCGCTGCTCGCCAAGGTCCGCGCGCAGGTCGACCGCCGCGACGTGCGCCCGCTGACCGATGCCGTCACCGTGCAGTCCGCCACCATCCTGCCCTTCGCGATCGATGCGCGTGTCTGGACCTTCTCCGGTCCCGATGCCGCGCTGGTCCTGTCGACTGGGCGCGCCGCGCTCGACGATTACATCGCCGACAGCCGCAAGCTCGGCCGCGCGATCCGCCGCAGCGGCATCGAGGGCGCGCTGCAGGTCGCCGGCGTCGAGCGGGTGGAGCTGCCGGGCTGGGTCGATATCGTACCCGATAGCACGAAGGCAGCGCACTGTACCGCGATCACGGTGACCCATGCCGGCTACGCCTAGTCTTCTGCCGCCCAATGCCACCGCGTTCGAGCGCGCGGTCGAATCGGCACTGTCCCGCATCACCACGATCGAGACGCCGGTCGCGACGCTGATGCACCCGGCGACGATCCCCGCGCCGGTGCTGCCCTTCCTCGCCTGGCACCTGTCGATCGACCGCTGGGGCGAGGATTGGAGCGAGGCGAGGAAGCGCGCCGCCGTCGCCGACGCCATCGCCGCCCAGCGGCGCAAGGGCACCCCTGCCTCGGTCGACGCGGTCCTCGCCGATTTCGACGCGCTGCTGGAGCTGGTCGAATGGCACCAGATGACCCCGCGCGGGACGCCCCACACCTTCGAAATCCGCCTGCCGCTCGGCGTCGAGGGCGGCGCGCGCTCCCGCGCCGATTTCGCCGACGCCATCCTGCGCGACGTCGCCCGCGTGAAGCCCGCGCGCAGCCATGGCACGCTGGTCCAGCTGCTCGGCGTCGCCGGCCGCGCCGGCGTCCAATCGGTGGCCCGCCTGCTCGGCACCACCCGCCTCGACCTGACCTTCACCGATGATCGCTCGCAGCCTTGGGACACGCTTCTCCAGACCGAGGATGGCGAGCCGCTGCAATCCGACGACCGCACCTTTCTGGATACCGCGCCATGACCACGCCTTCCCTGTCGCTTGTCATCACCACCACCGGGCTGCAGCGCTTCGTCGCCGCGCAGCTGGGCGAGGACATCGACCTGACCGTGTCACAGGTCGGCCTGACCGCCGCCGCCTTCGTGCCCGCACCGACCCTTTCCGCCCTGCCGGGCGAATTCCGCCGCGTCGCCACGATCTCCGGCGTCGCCAGCAGCGCCGATACCGTCCACCTGGTCGTGCGCGACGCCGCGCCGCTGCGCTATGAGATGCGTGGCCTTGGCCTCTTCCTCGCCGACGGCACGCTTTTCGCGACCTATGGCCAGGCCGACCCGATCTTCGAGAAGTCGGAGCGATCGACGATGCACATCGCGATCGACCTGGTCTTTCCCACCGGCACCGCCACATCGCTCAGCTTCGGCGACACCAATTTCCTGCAGCCGCCCGCCACCGAGATCCTCGCCGGCGTCATCGAGCTGGCGACGGCGGCGGAGGTCGCCGCCGGCGTCGATCCGGTGCGCGCGGTGACACCCGCCACCCTCGCCGCCCGCCTGACTGCCCTGCTGGCGACCGTCACCGCCGCGATCGGCGCGGCCGTCGCCCCGCTGGTCCCGCTGACCCGGCGTATCAATACGAGCGGCCTTGCCGTCGGCGGACAGACGCTCGCCACCGACCCTACCATCTCGGTCCCACCCGCCACCGCTGCCCAGCTGCTCGCCGCGACCGCCGGCAATGTCGCGGTCACGCCGGCCAGCTTCGGCGACCTCGGCAATATCATTGCGCCGACCGGCTCCTACGCCCTGCCGGGCGGGCTGATCGCAAAATGGGGCGGCCAGCGCGGTCGCGTGACTAGCGAGGGCGCCGTGCGGGTCGATTTCGCCCAGCCATTCCCGAACGGCGCGTTCCGCGCGCTGGTCACCCCCCGCATCGCCGCCGCCAACAGCAGCGACGACTATTTCTGCCAGCTGGTCGGCGATCCCGATGCCGGTGGCTTCACCGTCCAGTATCAATCCGACGACGCCAATGGCGGCCTCGACGGCTTCGACTGGCTCGCGATCGGACACTGACCATGGCTCGTATTTCCCAGCTCCCGCTGCTCGCCGTCCCGACCGGTGCTGAAATGGTCCCCGTGGTCGTCGGGGGGCAGACCCGCCGCGTGCCCGTAGGGCCACTGGTTACCGCCGCCGCCGGCCCGGCCATCGCCGAGGCGACGGTTGCCGCCAATGCCTCGGCCGATGCCGCAACGCGCGCCCAGGCGATCGTTGACGCGCAGCTCGACCTCGCCGCTGCCGACCATGTCTTCGATACCAAGGCACAGGCGACCGCCGCCGCCGCCGCCATCGCCGATGGCGCCGTCGTGCAGGTGCTGGTCGACGAAAGCCGCGCACGCTGCTGGACGATCTACCGCAAGGACGGCTCGGCGCTGCGCTTCGTCCGCAATCGCGCCGACCGGGTGTCGGTGACGCCCGAGCAATTCGGCGCGGTCGGTGACTGCAATCCGCGCACCGGCGCCGGCACCGACGACACCTCGGCGATCGAGGCCGCGCTCGATTATCTCTATGCCCATGGCGGCGGCCGGATCGAGCTGGGCGCGCGCTGGTATCGCCTCACTCGCTGCCTGCGTTTGCGCAATACCAGCACCGCGCAGGCGATCGGCACACAGCCCGCCGTCGTCATCGTCGGACAGGGCTGCAGCAGCCAGGGCGGCAAGGGCGACCGCTGGATTGCCGCCTCCGGCCTCTTCTGGTCGGCCGAGGGCGGCGATGCCGTGGCGAAGATCGACACGCGCGGCATCGGCACCCTGACCCTTGCCGATTTCGATCTCGGCTCGGCCGGGCTGGCGCGCCCCTTCCTGCACACGACCTTCACCACGCTATTCGCCATGCGCGTCGGATTCGTGTCGCCGCGCACCGGCCTCGACTGCACCGACGACGCGATCGTCTGCGGCGGGACGCGTGATTTCGAAGTCGATCCGGCCTTCGACCGGCGCTCGGCCGACTGCGGCTTTCAGGGCTATGGCACCGTGATCGAGGGCTGCTATTTCAATGGCGTCCGCCGCGTGCTGGTCACCCAGCGCCATGCGAATGCGATCCGCTTCGTCTACAATAATATCTGGGGCGCCTGCGGGAATGCCCGCGCGATCGGCGCCGCGATCGAGAGCGACGGCGCCCCGGTCGACGCGCTCACCTATGCGACCGGCGTCACCGTCTTCGGCAATCTATTCGAGCTGGGCGCGTACAAGCGCGCGATCTATCTCGTCCGGTCCTATGCGTGGCACATCGGCGCGAATGACGTCTACGATGCCGACGATCACCTGACGGTCGAGGGGGTCTATGTCGACCCGTCCTGCGTCGCGATCCGCGTCGACGGCAGCCTGCGCCCCGCCGCCACCCTTGCCGGCGTCGATCGGCCCTACCTCACCGATCCGGGTAAGGTCTGCATCTCGGTCCCGATCTACCGCGACGAATGGACCCGCTTCGGTCGGATCGATGCCGGCGACGACCAATTCCCCAATCGCTTCGGCAGTACCCGCTTCGACGCACCCGGCGCCGCGCCGGTCCTCTACCAGTCGCGCCAGGCGGAGGTGCCCGGTGCCGCCGCGCGGATGATGGTCCGCGTCAGCTTCAATCCGCTGGCGCCGAGCGGCGAAGACGTGATCGACATCGTCCTACACGGCGGCGGCCGACAGATCGGCGGCGGCGAGGCCGGCAATGTCTACAACTGGGCCGCCGCCGCCGCCAGTCGCGGCGCCAGTTTCTGGAATAGTGGTCGCAGCTGGGGCTTCGACCGCACCGATCCCGTGGCCGCGCGCCGCGAAGGTGCCAGTATGGGCGTCGACACTGGCACCGGCGGCAATTTCCTCGACCTTTGGGCGATCCAGCACCGCATCCGCGACCACACCGGCAAGCTCGGCGCGACCTTCTACCCGGCCGCCGGCACGCTCGATCTCGCCAGCGGCTATATGGTCGACGGCAAGGTGGTGGTCGGCGCGCGACAGCCCGCCATCGCCAGTGACAAGACCACCGCCGAAAAGATCGAGCTGATCCTGCGCACGCTGCGCAATCACGGCCTGATCGACGCCTGATGACGCGACCGGGTAGAGACGCACTCTACCCGGTCGCGCACTCGCACCGGGGCGGCATCGCTGCACTGTGCCCCGATGGCCCAGCCTGTCGACCTCCCTCGCCTCATCGGCGACCTGATCCGCGAAGGCGTCGTAATTGCCCGCAGCGGTGCGCTATGCCGTGTGCGGATCGGCGACATCGAGACGCCCGGGATCCCCTGGCTCGCCGGCCGCGCGGGCAAGGCCAGGATCTGGTCGCCGCCTTCGATCGGTGAGCAGGTCGCCGTGCTGTGCGGTGAGGGCGATCTCGCCCGCGCGATCGTGCTGCCCGGCCTCTTTTCCGACGCCCATCCCGCCCCGGCCGACGATGACAGCTTCCACATCATTTTCGACGACGGCTGCTGGATCGGCTACGACCCGGCCAAGGGCGAGGCGATGGTCGCACTGGGCGACAGCACCCGCCTGCAGGTCGCACCGGGCAAGGTCCGTATCGACGCCGATCTGGAAGTGACCGGAAAGGTCACCGCCGACGTCGACGTGATCGCCGCGGGCAAGAGCCTGAAGTCGCACAAGCACACGCTTGTCCAGCCCGGCCAGGGCGTATCGGGCGCGCCGCAATGATCGGGATGGACCGCCACACCGGCAGCGTCTGCGAGGGCGCCGATCACCTGCGCCAGTCGGTCGGCATGATCCTCGGCACGCCGATCGGCACCCGCGTCGGCCGGCGCGACTTCGGCAGCCACATTCCCGAACTGATCGACCAACCTTTGAACGCGGCCACGCGATTGGCCGTCATCGCCGCCGGCGCGCTCGCCCTGCTGCGACAGGAGCCGCGCATCCGTGCGCGGCGGATCCTTTTCGAGGGGTCCGGCGCCGGCGCCGCCGAGCTGCGCATCATCGGCACCCGTCTGGACGGCCCCCGCCCGGCGCCGGTCGACCTCACCACCACCCTCCGCCCTGCCCGCGCCTGAAAGGATCCTCATGGCCACCGCCTTCCACCACGGTATCACCGTCACCGAATCGAAGACCACGTCGCGCCTCATCGCGACGATCGCCACCGCCTGCATCGGCCTGGTCGTCACCGCGCCGGCGGCCGACGCCGCCGCCTTCCCGCTCGACCGTCCGGTGCTGATCGATGAGACCCCCGGCCATATCGACATGACCACCGCGCTGGCGAAGATCGGCGCGACCGGCACCGGCCGCACCGTGCTGGAGGCGATCGCGTCGAAGGTCCGCACGCCCGTGATCGTCGTGCGCGTCGCGCCCGGCGCCGATGCCGCCGCGACCGCCACCGCCGTGATCGGCGCGAGCAATGCCGGCGTCCGCACGGGAATGCAGGCGCTGCTGGCGGCCGAGGCGCAGACCGGCATCCGCCCGCGCATCCTCGCCACCCCCGGCCTCGAAAGCGCGACCGTCACCGCCGCGCTGGCGGTGATCGGGGGCAAGCTCCGGTCGATGACCTATGCCCGCGCGCTCGGCACCGACCTCGCCACCCTCGCCACCTATCGAGGCGGCTTCGACAGTCGTGGGCTGATGCTGCTCTATCCCGACCTGAAGGTCACCGACGCGACCGGCGCGATCGTGCCCAGCTTCGCCGCCGCCCACGCCGTCGCCATGCGCGCGCTGATCGATCAGACGCAGGGCTGGCACAAGACGCTGTCGAATGTCCCCATCCCCGGCGTGGTCGGCACCACCGCCGACGTGCCCTTCGACCTGCAGGACCCCGACGCCGACGCCAATCGCCTCAATGCCGATGAGATCACCACCATCGTCAGCCTGAATGGCGAGCGTCGCTTCTGGGGTTCGCGCACCTGCTCGACCGACGCGGACTTCTATTTCGAAAGCGCCACCCGCACCGCGCACATCGTCGCCGACACCATCGCCGCCGGCCTGGTCTGGGCGATCGACAAGCCGCTGACCCCGTCGCTGGCGCAGGACATCGTCGCCCTGTGCAATGCGAAATTCCGCACGATGAAACAGTCGGGCGAGATCCTCGGCGCGGAGGCGTGGTTCGACCCGACCCGCAATCCGGTCGGCGACCTGAAGGCCGGAAAGCTGTCGATCCGCTACAAATACACGCCGGTCCCGCCGCTCGAACACCTGCACCTGTCGCAGGAGGTGACCGACGAATTCCTCGCGAATTTCGCGACGCTCGCCGCCGCCGCCTGACCGCCCAGCGCCTGACCCTTTCCCCGGAGCATACCCATGGCATTCCCTGAAAAACTGAAGCAGGCCGACCTGTTTATCGACGGCCGCTGGGTCGACGAAATGACGTCGGTCACCCTCCCGAAGATCGGCCGCAAATTCGAGGAATTTCGCGGCGGCGGCATGAATCGGCCGGTGAAGGTCGACATGGGTGCGGAGGCGATGGAGGCCGAATGGGTCGTCGGCGGCTTCGTCGCCGCGCTGATCTCCGGCTTTGGCGCGGTGTCGATCGAGGGGCAGCAGCTGCGCTTCGTCGCCACGACGCAGGATGACCGCACCGGTGCGGTTCACAGCTGGGTCGCGGTGATCGGCGGTCGCCACGAAGAAATTGACATGGGCGAATTCAAATCGGGCGAGGATACCGAGATGAAGGGCAAGACCGCCGTCGCCTTCTACTCGCTCCACCGCGACGGCGTGGAGCTGGTCTACATCGACGTCCTCGGCATGGTCGAGCGCTACGGCGGTGTCGACATCATGGAAGCCCACCGCACCGCCCTTGGCCGCTTCTGATCCCCTGCGCCCCGGCAGCGCGCTGGGGCATCCTCCCCTGTCACGAAAGTCTGACCCATGACCGAACCCAAAGCCCGCGTCCTTATCCTCGAAAACGATATCGTCGTCAGCACCAGCACCGTCCACAAGGCCGGCGATAAGATCACCGTCCGCAAGCCGGGTGGCGGCGAACTCCGTGGCCTGCAGATCAATGCGCTGATCCAGGGCGACTATAACGCTCTTGAAGCACTTGCCCCGCGCATCACCACTCCGATCCTCAGCAAGGCGCACTTCGCCGCGATGGACGCCGCCGACATCACCGCGTTCGGTGGCGAGGTGCTCGATTTTTTGCTGCCGACGGCCGCGAAGCAGCCGGTCTACCGGGAAGAGTAGAGCCGATCATGGCGGACATCTGGCTGATCCTGCGCGGTCAGCCGGATCTACAAGCAATGTCCGCCATGTCCCTGCCCGAGCTGATGGACTGGCACCGCCTCGCCGTCGAGCGCGCGCCCAAAAAGGAAGAATAGGATGGCCGATCGCGACCTGCGTCTACGCGTGCTTTTCGACCAGGCCGATCGGCTCAGCAAGCCGCTGCGCAGCATCGCCGGCGGATCCCGCGCGGCGGCGGTCGCGCTGAAGGGGACCCGCGAGGAGCTGCGCCGGATCGACGACGCGCAGGGGCAGCTCAATAGCTTCACCACCCTGCGCGCCGGGATGCGCCAATCCGCCACCGCCGTCCGCGAGGCCGAGCAGCGCGTCGCCGCGCTTGGCCGCGAGATCGCCCAGACCGCAAAGCCCACCCGCGCGCTGCAGCGCGACTTTGCACAGGCGACCCGCACCGCCGAGCAGCTGGCCGACAGCCACCGCCACGACACCACCCAGCTACGCGAGCTGCGCGCCGCCCTCCAGGCCGCCGGTGCCAACACCCGCGACCTGACCCGCTATGAATCAGACCTCGGCCGGCGCGCGGCTGAGACGACACAAGTGATGGAGGACCAGTCCCGCACGCTGGAGCGGGCAAGCAATCGCGAGCGCCGCCTCGGCGATGCGCGGGACCGCTTCAGCCGCACCTCCGCCACCGCTACCAATATCGCGGGCGCGGGTATGGCCGCCGGTGCCACCGCCGTCGCCACCGCCGCGCCGCTGGTCGCTTCGACCAAGGTCGCCATGGATCTTGAGGAGGGCATGGCCGGGGTGGCAAAAGTCACCGGCCTCGCCTCCGGCCAGATCGACCTGATGCGCGGGAGCATCATCGACCTGTCGACGCAAATTCCCATGACTGCGACCGAGCTGTCGCAGATCACCGCCGCCGCTGGCGCGGCCGGCGTCGGCGCGGCCAAGAATGGCGTCTCGCTGGAACAGCGCCGCAAGGAACTGGTCGCCTTTACCGCCGATGCCGCCCGCATGGGCATCGCCTTCGACATGTCGGCCGAAGACGCCGGCGGCACCATGGCAAAGTGGCGACAGGCCTTCACCATGACACAGCCGCAGGTCGTGGAACTGGGCGACCGCATCAATGCCTTGACCAATCGCTTCGGCGGCCAGGCGGGCGCGGTGTCGGGCGTCATCACCCGCGTCGGTGCGCTGGGCGACGTCGCCGGCGTCGCCGCGCCGCAGATCGCAGCGATGGCATCGTCGCTCAATTCCATCGGCATCGAGGAGGACGTCGCCGCGACCGGCATCAAGGCGATACTGCTGACGCTGAATAAAGGGACCTCCGCGACCAAGAGCCAGCAGACTGCGATGAAGGCGCTGGGGCTGGATGCCGTCAAGCTGTCGAAGGCGATGCAGGTCGATGGCAGCGGCACGATCGTCGATGTGCTGGAGCGCATCCGCAAGCTGCCCAAGGATCAGCAGGCCGCGAGCCTCAGTGAGCTTTTCGGCACCGAGTCGGTCGGTGCCATCGCGCCGCTGCTGACCAATCTCGACGCGCTGAAGGAGCGGCTCCAGCTGGTCGGCGACCGCGGGCAATATTCCGGATCGATGATGGGTGAATTCCTATCGCGCATCAATACGACCAAGGGCGCGACGGACCTTGCCGCCAATGGCCTGCAGGCGGTCAATCTTGAGTTGGGGCAGCAGCTGCTGCCCCATGTGAAGGCCGCTGCCCAGTACACCGCCGGACTGGCCGGGAGGATGCGGGCATGGGTGCGGGAAAATCCCGGCCTCGCGAAAGGCATCCTCTACGTGGCAGCGGGCGCCGCCGGCCTTTTCGCGCTTTTCGCAGCTGGCGCGATCGTGATCGCCGCCCTGATGGCACCATTTGCGGCGCTGTCCTTCGCGTCGACCGCGCTGGGCATCAAATTCGGCGCGTCGATGCTGACGATCGCCAAGGGGCTGCTTTATCCGATCCGCTTCATCCCCATGCTCGGAACGGCTTTCATCTCCCTCGCCTTTACGATCGCGCGGGCCGGCTTGGTCCTGCTCGCCAATCCGATGACATGGATCATCCTCGGTATCGTCGCCGCGGTCGCCCTGCTCGCCTACGGCGCGTACAAACTGTACCAGAATTGGGGTAGCGTGGTCGCGTGGTTCGGCACCTTGTGGGCCGGCATTCGAGGCTTTTTCAGCAGCGGCATCGCCAATATCACCGCGACGATCGCAGGATGGACGCCGCTCGGCATCTTCTACAGCGTCCTTCGGCCGGTGCTTGGGTATTTCGGTATCCAGCTGCCCGCCAAATTCTCGGACTTCGGACGGATGCTGATCTCCGGCCTCATCAATGGCATCACCGGAATGCTCGGCGCGCTAAAATCGACGATCGTCAATGCCGCCGGCAGCGCGGCGGCATGGTTCAAATCGAAGCTCGGCATCCGATCCCCGTCCCGCGTCTTCATGCGCTTCGGCGGCTTCATGATGCAGGGGCTGGAGCGGGGTATCGATCGCGGCGCCGGTGGCCCGCTCGACCGCATCACCCGCCTGTCGGCCGAGCTGGGCGGCGCGATGGCGCTGGGCGCGGCCACGCCGTCGCTGGCGGCCGGCGGCCTGCCCCCGTCCGACGACGGCGCTGCGCCCACCGGCGGCGCACCCTCGGCCCGCACCTACAATATCACGATCAACGCCGGCGGCGGGAATGCGCAGGAGATCGCGGACGCGGTGCAAAAGGCGATCGAGGACCTCGACCGCAAGGATCGCGCCGCCGCCTATTCCGAATTCGCCGACCGCCCCGACTGGGAAGTCTGACCATGCTGATGTCGCTGGGGCTATTCCCTTTCTCGCTCCCCACCCTCGCCCATGACGATCTGTCGCGGCGGACCGCGTGGCGTCACGCCACCGCGTCGCGGATCGGCGCGCGCGACGCGACCCAATATGTCGGGCCGGGCGAGGAGACGGTCAGCATCGGCGGCACCGCCCATGCTGAGCTGACCGATGGCCGCGCCTGCCTCGACCAGCTGCGCGAGATGGCCGGCACCGGACAGGCATGGCCGCTGGTCGACGGCGCCGGCACCGTCTTCGGGGCCTTCGTGATCCAGACGCTCGACGAAAAGCACAAGGCGCTCTTTCCGGACGGCACCCCGCGCGCGATCGATTTCAGTATCGAACTGCTCCGGGTCGACGAATGAGCAATATTCCCGACTATCGCGTCGAAGTGGACGGCAGCGACATCACGCCCATGCTGCGACAACGTGTGCCGACGACCTACACCGTCCGCCCTCGGCCGCGCCTGATCTCGCTCGGCCTGACAGACAAGCGGGGCAGCGAGGCCGACCAGCTCGACCTGGTCATCGACGACAGCGACGGCGGTGTCGAGCTTCCCCCGACGGGTGCGAAGATCCGCGTGTCGCTGGGCTGGCGCGCGGGACCGGACGTCACCGCCGGCCTGGTCGACATGGGCACCTACATCGTCGATGACGTCGGCCACAGCGGCCCACCCGACCAGATCACGATCCGCGCCCGCGCCGCCGACTTCACCGGCGCGATGCGCGTCCGGCGGGAGCGCAGTTGGCACGGCACGACGCTGGGTGCGATCGTCGCCGACATCGCCAAGGCGCATGGCCTGCAGCCCCGCTGCGCCGCCGCGCTGGCGTCGATCGCGATCACTGCCAAGGCACAGAGCCGGGAAAGCGACCTCGCCTTTCTCCGCCGCCTCGGCCGCGATCACGACGCCGTCGCCACGATCAAGGACGGCAATCTGATCCTGAAGCCGATCGCCGATCGCGCCACCGTATCGGGCAAGGCGCTGCCGGCGATCACCATCCGCCGCCGCGACGGCGATCGGCACGACTATCAGGTGCAAAAGCAGGAGGAGGCGACCGGCGTGTCGGCCGACTGGCACGACCGCGCGAGCGCAAAGAAAAAGACCGTCACCGCCGGCAAGGCTGAAGGCGCGCGCAAGCTGTCCCGCACCTATGCCAGCGAGGCCGACGCCCGCGCCGCCGCCAAGGCAGAGGCCGGCCGCGCCGCCCGCCAGCCCCGCACCCTGTCGCTATCACTGGCGCTCGGCCGCCCCGACCTGAAGCCGGAGACGCCGGTCGCTGTGTCCGGCTTCAAGGCGGCGATCGACGCGCAGCGCTGGGTGCTGGCGGAAGTCACCCACACCCTCGGCGAGCGGGGTTTCGCGACCGGACTGAAGCTGGAAAGCGTCTGATCGCTCGCTAGCCATCGTCACTTCGATTTCGGCCAGGCATCGAACATCGGACGCTGGATCGGGCAGTGCTTACCTCGCATCTCGTAATTCTTGGCTCTCCGTCGTTCCTCACCCTGTCGCTTCAGCGCTTCCGTAACGAAGCGGCGGCTTGCGTCGGGATCGTCACTCACGGCACGATCAGCTCAGCGGGTATCGACGCTTTCAGGTCACCGGCGCTGACGCACCACGCCCGCGCCAGCGCGTCGATCTCGGCCAGCGACACGCGATCCCGCTGGCACAAGGTCAGCAATCGTGGCTGCGGAATGCCGGTAACCCGCGACAGTCGATCCACTGGCGTCGCCTTCTGCGTCAGCCATGCCTGAAACCACCACGTGCCTGTCGCAACGCTCCGCGCCACCGGATGGCTTTCGGACCAGCTGTCCAGATAGACTGGCAGCGGTCGCTCTCCTTTCCGTCGCATTACAACACCGCGTCCAGCGCCAGCTGCTCGCCGGGCGATGCCAACACGGAGCGGACCTGGCGGGCGGCGTCGACGGATTGACGATATTCAACCGTGCGGTGGCGTTCCGCGTCGTCGAAGCCGAGGCGGGCCCAGTCGTCCGATGGATAGCAGGCGTCGTACACCGCGCGCGCGGCAGCGCGCATTTGGGGATCGTGATGCATCCCTTCGCTCCCTTTAATCTCGAATCGCCGTCCGTGCGGCGGATCGCAAAAGTAGAACATAGGAAGAACATATTGCAAGTCGAATGGCTTGGCTGGTCGCGGACCGAACCCACGCCTACATTCCGTCCATGTGCAATCGAGCGCGCTTTGATGGCGAACCCACCACTTTGTTCGGATCGGCCAAGAAGCTGTTTACCGAACGCCCGCGCGACAACCGGTTCAATCCAAAGGAGCTGCGGCCGAAGGGGCGCGCCTATGTGATCCGCGAACAGGATGGCGAGCGCGCATGGGACGTGATGGCGTGGGACGTGCTGGGCGGTCAGGCGGCGTGGCCGATGACCAATGTCCGCAACCTGAAGCTGCCCCAGTGGCGCAAGCTGGCGGCGGACCCGGCGAACCGCTGCCTGATCCCGCTGACCGAGTTCTGCGAATGGACGCCGGACAAGCACGACCTGGGCGACGGCAAGCCGCCGCTGAAGGGCGAGATGTGGTTCAGCGTGACCGATCAGCCGACCTTTGCCGTCGCCGGCTTCTGGCAGGAGACGGCGGAGGGCAACGGCTTCACCATGGTCACCTGCGATCCGAACGAGCTGGTCGCGCCGATCCATCCAAAGGCAATGATCACCATCCTGCAGCCGGACGATGCCGACGCCTGGCTGCGCGGTTCATACGAAGACGTCACCCGGCTTCAGCAATCCTATCCCGCCGATCGCATGGCGGTGCGCGGGCCCGTATTCCCGACGCGGAGATAGCCGATAAAGGTCGCTACCATCGGGTCGATTACCGCTATCTGTCCAGCCTGACGGGACATTCCGCCCGATCAATTCGATCGGTGGCTTCCCTGCCCCATCTCGCCGATGATGCCAATAATTGCTATTCGAGCCAGTTCGAGCGCAGCAGGCCGTCCATATTGGCGTTCCCAGGCCAGGAGAGCGGCTCGGATGAGACCAGCGCCGGCGTCCTCCTGAAGAAGTTGCTCGGCGACCTCGGCCAACGTGATACTCCGGTTGACGATCAATGCGTCCCGTTCGAACTCCTGCTGCTCGCCTGCCAATCACGCTTCCAAATCTCGATATATTATTCGAATAACGAAATATGGCAGGCGCGGTTCACCGGTATATCGCCTCTCATACTAAAGAAGCAGGTTCGGTTGCGGCCTCCGTAGCCCGCTATCGCCCGGCACAGCGCGCATACGATGGCGAACGACCAGAATGGTTGCTGCCGACCGAGTTTTGCGAATGGACGCCGGACGAGCATGACCTGGGCCACGGCGAGCCGCCGCTGAAGGGCGAGATGTGGTTCAGCGTAACCGATCAGCTGACCTTCGCCGTCGCCGGCTTCTGGCAGGCGACGGCCGAGGGCAACGGCTTCACCATGGTCACCTGCGATCCGAACGAGCTGGTCGCACCGATCAATCCGAAGGCAATGATTACCATCCTGCGGCCGGAGGACTGCCACGCTTGGTTGCAGGGAGCTATGACGATGTCGTGGGCTTACACCGGTCCTATCAAGCGTCGGAGACGACAGCCCTTGGGCCCGTCTTTCCTATGAGACGAACGCACTAACAGAGTTGGGCGATTAAGCTTCAGCCGCTAGCAGGTTGGGATAGAACCGGTAATAGTGTTCGTAATCGTCCAGAAATTCATCTCCAACCTCGAGCTTACCGAAATCAAATCCTAGGCGTCGCTTGATCTCTGCGAGGCTCATCGTGCCCACCGATCTTTCAAGAAAAAGACGCTCTCGAAGTGTAAGGTCCGGAACCACTAGATTGTGGACTTCCGTCCAAGTGTACGAGCCGAAACGCCATTCGGAGAGCTCGATTTTGTCCCGCATGTGAGCTTCATCCGTTCGCCGCACGACGATACCGGTCATCGAAAGCATTTGCTGCCCGTCCGCATAACGAACGATGGATAGAGGAGCGAATGTCAAAGGGCTCGATGTCGGAAAGGCGTTCAGACTCGCTTGACCGAATGCGTGACTGAGTATCGGCGGCAGACCCGCATCGGTCATATCGTGTGCAGACACTCCGACGGGCAGGTAGTCGCCGATCCGTTCGTCGAGCTTCGCAAGGCGTAGATTTCGGATTTCTTCTCCCGAAAGCGTTTTTTCCCCTGATACGGGCCGAGCGGTATACAACGCGCCAGGCTTCGCGTTGACGGTGATACGAACGATATCTCCTTCCGCCAACTTATCGAGCAAGGTTTCGAATTCTCGAATTTGAACGGGAAGGTCCGCGGGGTCTGTATAATCCAACCAGATCACGACATTCTCGCAGTCGTCGTAGCCCGCTTCCCTCAACACATCGTCCAAGCTTGCAACGAGATCGCCGGAACTCCTATGAACGCATTTGCAGGCATCGAGCGGACGATTGAAGATCTGGCGCTTGACGATTTCGGGATCGTAGTCGAACGCGATCATTTTACGCATGCCCAAGACCCGGTGGACCAGTTTATGATCCTCCAAAGGATAGGCGCCCATACTAATGTACGCCGCGTTGGCGAGCGAACGCCATCTTTGGCTACGTCCTAGCAGATCGACGAACAAGCGCCGATCAACGGCTTTATGAGGTCGCAGATGGTAGGGAATCGACGATCCGCTCATCCTCGCACGCGCTTCAGGACGTCATTGAACGCCGCCTCGCCGATCTCACCCGGCTTCACAACTTGATCCTCGAAGAAATGACGCGACAGCACGGCGATGTCCGCCTTCTCTGCCGTGAAACTGACCCGCGATGTTGTCGTCTCATTTTTGGGCGCCGGCAGGCTAGGCGTGGACCGCCGCATCGTTGCGATTTTACGCACGGTGGTAGTAGCAACGGTTTCGACAGACGCCCGCAGGCTCGGCAGATCCACATAACGAGCGTTCTTGTAGATCCCTTCCAGTTGTCGTTCGTGTTTTTTCCATTTGTAAGTGAACGACGTCAAATGCTTGGTAGCTTCGCGCATCAGGTCCTTCGCCTCGGCGTATATGTTGGACGCCGCGTCGATCCCTCTCTTCGTAGTGGTCAATGGCAGCTTTTTGGGGTCGTCCGAACGCATCAGGACTAGGCCGGTGATGGCAATGAATTGGCCGTGATAGTTGGGTACCGTAGCGTCCCCCCATCCGGTCAACCTCGTCTTGTCCTTCCAGATGACGACCCGGTCGTTGCATGCGACCGTCCATCCCGCGTCATCCTTCATGCCGCGCGTCTGTTCTTCGCGGTCCGCTTCTTCTTCTGTCGGCAACTGACGATAAAGGCCTGCGTAAATTTCTACGTCTACTCCATCTATGGTCCCAAAGTAAACGTAAGGACGGATACTAGTATCGTCATCGAGTGCGTCAGTTTCCAGCAACCGAAAGTCGGCACCCGGTATAGGATCTACGCCTAAGGATATTTCTTCAGGCGAACCAAGGCGAATTTCGAAGCCCTTAGCAATGATAATAGCAAAGTGCCTGCTTACTGTATTCCGAAATTCTTTAACCCAAGCTTTTTCACCAAAAGCTTTCTCTGCCTCATCGTGCAGATTATAGACTGTAACTCTTGTACCTCTCCCTGGCAGCTTATTGCCGTCTAGCGCGTACATCGGAAGGTCGTTCCAAGCACGATCCTTCATCCAGTCGGGAGTAAATTGAACCGAGAAGGGCTCATCGTGAAACGACTCGACCTCTGCGAAACTGCCCAGCTTAAAGATCGCTCGCTTCAATCCGATGCCGTACATCCCGACCGTAGCTGCTGCTGCCAGCTTCTCGACTTCCTCGCCGATGGGACGCCCCATCGAGAACGCATACTTTTCTGCAACAGCCTTCGGAATACCGCCGCAGTTATCCTCGATGATGAAATGGTCTGCAGCCATCGTTATGGTCGCACGATAGCCGCGATACGGCTCGGCACCCTCTGCCTTTCCGATTTCTCGTAGGATGCCATCTACGCAATTGTCCAGGAGGTCGAGCAAGGCGTCGGGTAGCTCGATGTCGCGCGTCAGCATGTTGACGAAAAAGTTTTTCGTCGGAGCCGCGTTTGCAGAGCCGATCTCGGTCTTGTCTGCTGCCAACCGGTTATCGCCCATCTAACCCCCTCGATTCGTTACCTCACGATACGCGTGGAAGCCGATCGATTGAAGCTACAGAACGGACATCAATCGGACGTATCGGATATCCCAAAAATTGCACGAAGGCGGGCACTGAGAGTCTCGCTGCGCTTGGTCTCGCACTCCCATACAACGGCAACCTTCCAACCGGCCTCCGTCAATGCGCCGATGCTCCGTTCGTCGCGAGCGACGTTCGCGTCGAATTTTGTCTGCCAGAATTCAGTCCGCGTCTTCGGCAACGATGCTTTTGGACAACCACCGTGCTGGTGCCAAAAGCAGCCGTGAACGAAGATCGCAACGCGGCGTCCGGGGAACACGATATCGGGGTTGCCGGGTAGATCTTTCCGGTGAAGGCGAAACCGCAAACCCATCGAGTGGGCCATACGTCGGACGCGCAGTTCGGGCGACGTATGCTTGGCCGCGATCCGTGACATGAGCCAGGATCGGCGTTCGGGGGTCAGCCTATCGACCAGCGCGAATTGCCTGCCGACGCGAGCGCGCGATGCGTCGGATCCCGTCACGACGTTCGGGTCTCATCCGCTTTGGAAAGGGCACGACCACCGCATCCTGCAGTCGTCCGTTACGATGCTGCAGACCGAGCGCGTCGGCGATGGCGAGGAACATCGCCTTTGCGATGATCGGAGACACGCTGTTCCCGATCATGCGGAAACTATGCCAGACGGTAGGATGAAAAATATGGCTATCGGGAAAGCCTTGCAGCCTTGCGGCTTCCCGGACGGTAATCACGCGGTCTTCGGTCGGGTGGATTGGCCTGACCGATTGGAACGACCCTTGCTCGACGCCCGTCCCGGCACGAAGGGTCGGGCATTGTTTCGCGGGATCGAGACGCGGATGCCGGCCAACCTTCTCGTAGCCGCCGGGCGGCACGGTCGCAAAACGGGCCACCACCTTCGCTGTGTGTACGGTAACGCGATGCCCGGTAAACACGAGGTCGGTTGACCGTAGTGGCCGGGCATATGTCGAAGCGGGCTGATTTTCGGGTATTTGCCAGCGATCGAAATCGGGCGCGTCTTCCAACGCCGCGATAGGCTCCGCAAATGCCAAATCGCCGATCGCATCCGACACGCTGGTGGCCGGCTGCTCCTGCTTCAGGATATGATCGACCGTAACTGGAGATTTCCGGGATTTCCGAACGCCGATGACGAACATGCGCGGTCGCGTCGTTGCCGCGCCGAACTGCGACGCTTCCCATACCTTCGGATCGAGGATGTCGTAGTCGGCTCGGACCACGTCCAACGCAGCGTCGAGAACGGGACGCGCGCCGGGATAGGCAAGGCCGCGCACGTTTTCCATGACGAAGAAGGACGGCTTCAAATCGCGAACGATGCGGAAGAAGTGCCCTAGTAGATCGCGGCGCGGATCGTCCGGGTTGCGCTTGCCGATTTCGCTGAACCCCTGACACGGCGGTCCACCGAACAGCCCGAAAACTTCGCCGCCCACGTCCTTGCGAATTTCATCGGCAGTCAGCGTGCTGACGTTCCGGTGATGAAGCTGCGTTTCCGGGAAATTCGTCGGGTAGGACGAAGTCAGGATAGGGTCGATGTCGTACGCGGCAGCGACCTCGAACCCCGCAGCGTGCGCACCGCGGGAGAATCCACCACAACCACAGAACAAGTCGACCAACTTCATGTTCGTTACGCAATCCTCGTGATCGTCACCGGCTGTCATAGCGGATCCGCGCACCGCTGGCGATCGCCGATGCGGAATAAAGTTCGGTTTGACGAAACCCCGCCTAACCGTCCGCACGCTATCTTGTCCCGGCTGCCGCCGAATACGAACCAAATCGCTTTCCTACAAGCCGCGCGCCCGCATATCGGAACGGAACAGGAACACGCGGAGTGGTGGTGAACAAGCAGGTCTTTAGGTCGGCACCGGGGTGCGAGTTGGCTTGCCCTCACTGCGAGGTGATGTGTGCCGTCCTCGCTAGGACGCGCGACGAGGCGTGGCGGGCTTTGGAGTTGGCTTGTCAGGAACGGGGAATGGCGTCGGGTCCTGAGGCAGACGACCGGGTGCGGCTGCGTCAAGCGAGGCTGGAAGTTGCTGAGCGAACGTTCTTGCGGTTTCTTCAAGGGCGTCGCCCAGATCGAGCGGGAGCAGCATCGCTTGGAACATGCGGGCCAATGCATCTTCACTAGGCAGTTCGGCCAGCCTGCTGTCCTGCTTCGCCTGACCACCTGCAATGAGATACCGGAAGGCAATCTGCGCGGCGGCCGGTAGCCCCCTGAAGCGATGGATCATGTCCGCCTCGGCGGGCTGCACGTAATCGCCAACGACACGATTACCGGTCAGTACGAATTGGACGTCGACACCCAGCGCCGCGATCTGGGTCAGATATTGGGCGTCGGGCACGCTCGTACCCAGTTCGTATCGGCTTTGAGTCGCGAGCGTGACGCCTCCAAGCTTGCCGAAATCTGCTTGGTTGTGACCGAGGCGCTTCCGCTCCTGACGAAGCCGCGCGGCGAATTCATCATTCACGCTGAATCTCGTTGACTATTCATCACGCCTGCGTATGTTTCTGCTACATTCTGCAATAACGAGGCATTGCACATGCCAACCGGGTCTGTCTCCCCTGTCATTGATCGTGACCGGGTCGCCGCTGCTCGTGCCCGGCTGTTCGCCGCGGGCGACGGCATCGGCGACTGGGCGCGGCGGCACGGCTTCGCGCCGAAGCTGGTCTATTCGGTGCTGACCGGCACGCGCCGCTGTGCGCGGGGCCAGTCGCACCGCATCGCCGTCCTGCTCGACCTGAAGGATGGCGAGCTGGACGACATCGCCCAGCGGGGCGGCGGGTCGCCGGTGCGTCTGTCGAACGCGCCCGACGCGCGCGGCTGACCGGGCTATGCCTCTCTCCCTTTCCCCTGCGTCGAGTGCCGACCTCCCCGGCGACGTAGCAACTGGCGCGGCGGTGGTCGTCTGCAATCGCCGCGCCCTTTCCATCGTGTGGGTTGGCCGCGCGGTCGCGCTGCTGCTGGTCGCCGCCTGTACGCCGGGCGCGCCGGACAATCCGGCCTGCGATCGCCGCGCGCCGCCGTGGGACAGCGCGCAGTGCCGGGGCCTCGCCCGATGACCCGTCCGCGTACGCCCGACACCAGCAGCCATGCCGTTCTGCGCATCGCCGCGCGGCTTGGCGGGTTCGATGCCGCCGCCACGGTCGCGCGGCGCTCCGAACGCTGCGTGCGCGACTGGAGCGATGAAGCGACGCCCAGCTGCCCCAGCTGGGCGCAGGCGGTGGCGCTCGACGCGGCCTATCGCGCCGCCGGGGGTGAAGGCGCGCCGCTGTACGAGGCCTATGGCGCGCAGCTCGACCTGCGCTTCAATGACCTGACCGCGTGTCATGCCGCGCTCGCTACGAACCTTGCCGAGGCGTCGCGCGAATGGGGCGAGGCGATCGGCGCGGCCACGCTGCTGGCGGTGCCGGGCTTCTCGCCCAATCAGGCGCTGACCGCCGATATTGAACTGGATCAGGCAGAGACGCGGCTGAAGGGCCTGCGCCGCCTGGTCAAACGCTTTCTCCCCGGCGCGGGGCCGGGGAAGTCGGGGGGTGCCCAGTGAAGACCAGAATTGCCAAGCCGCGACAGCCGGCGATCGATTGCCCGCATTGCGGCCATCGCATGATCGTCCGCAACAGCGAGGCGCAGACGCCGACCAGTCGCGAGCTGCGCCTCGCCTGCTCGAATGACGATTGCCGCTACGTCGCGAACGGCCAGCTGGTGCTGATCTCGACAAGGGTGCCGAGCGCCTGCCCGAATGCCGCCATCGACCTGCCGATGGGGCGCAAGCTCCCGGCCAATGACGACACCCGCACGCCGGCGAATGACGACGGCCCGCTGCCCCCGGCGGCGGCCACCGACATGAGCGGCTGACCCCGCGCGGCCTGACCGCCGCACCCGACCCCCATCCCGACTGAATGACCCGGCGGCTGCACCCCCGCCGCCGGGACCGCCCCCGCCTTGCCCGCATCAGGAGACGCCCGATGTACCTCGCCCACGACTTCACCGCCGCTAGGCCCCGCCCGCCTCTCCCGCGCATCGCCGATGCTAAGCCGATGACTGCCAGCGAATATATCCGCCTGCGCCGTCTCGCCGCGAAGCTGTCCGAGCATGACCTCGCCCAGCGCATGGCCGCGCTCTATGCCAGCACCGCGACCAGGCGGCCGGGCGATACGGCGCTGAAGGTATCGCGGATAATGCTGCACCTGCTACGCGCGATCGAGCTGCCCGGCGCCGTCGCCCGCCGGCCGCAGACGATCACCGCCCTCGCCGCCGTCCTGCCCTTCGACGTGGACGTCTATTGGCAACTGGCCGATTGCCCGCCCGATCGCCACCCCCGCGTCTGTCGCGGCTGCGGCACCTCGGCCCACGATCACGACGCCCCGCGCTGGGCGACCCGCACCAGCTGCGAGCCGTGCGACCCCGCCGGGGAAGGCCTGTGAGCGCGCCGACCTCCCGCAAGGCCCGCGCCCTGCGCATCGCCGGCCTGATCCTGACGGTCGCCGCAGCGCTGCTGCTTGCCCCGATCTTGATCGCCAAAACGATCGCCGACGCAAAGGGTGCGCGCTGATGTGCCCCATCTCTCGTCGGGTAGAGTGGCTCTCTACCCCCTCCCCCATCTGTCCGGCGGCGCCCGTCGGCAGCATCGATGGTGGCCGATGACCGCGACCCGCACCATTCGCCTCACCTGCGACCGCTGCGGCGCCGAAGTGATGCACGACGACGCTGCGGGTCACCGCCCCCGCGACTGGGAAGGCTTCGCGCTGTCGAATGCGGAGCGTGGCATCCAGCTGACCGGCGATCTGTGCCCATCCTGTGCGCTGCATATGGCCGTTGCGCTGCGCCATCCCGACGCCACACCAGCCCCGCCCCCGGCACCGAACCAGCTGGGCCTGACGCTGGAGGGCTACCGGACGATCGTCGCCGATGCCGACGCCACCATCCGCGCGGCGATCACCGAGGCGGTCACCGAATTTCGCGAGACGCCGACCAAGATGCTCGACCCAGACGCCTTCGCCGACGTCCTGGTCAACGCCGGCGTCCATGCCGAAGCGCTGGTCGACCGGATGCGCGCCCGCCTGAAGGAGCTGCCCCATGGCTGATAACGCTCCCGCACCAGTTATCCGGTCCACCGCTGCGCTGTCGATGGGACAGACCGCCCGCCGCATCGGCCTGCTCCGCAGCGCCGTCGCCTTCCTGGGCCAAGAGCGCGCCGCCGAAGCGCTCGACATCCAGCCCCGCTCGCTGCGCGCAAAGCTGGAGGCCAGTCGTGGCGTCCACGACGACAATCTGCGCCTGATCGCGACCGCGCTGGAGCGCCACGCCGCCGACGTCGCCGCCCACGCCGCCACCGTCCGCGCCGCCCTCGATCTGCAGAATGGCGCTGCATGACCCAGCGCCCCACCGCCGCCGCGCCAGTCTTTCCCTACGACCATCCCACCATGGCCGTCGTTTGGGCACGTGCCGCAGCCGCCACTGCGCGTACAGAGATGACCCGGCACGCCCCCGATGGGGATCGCCGGAAATGAGCGCGCATCTCGACAGCCGCATTGCCGAAGAGCGGATGATCGCGCTCGACCCGCCCTTCACCGCACCCGACTGGCTGTACGAAGTGATGGGCGAAAGCTGGATGCCTTGTGCAATCCTGATGGACGCTGCCGGCGGCGTGTCGCAGCGCCGTGTCCTGATCGATGAGGTATTCTGGGCGGACGTCATCGCCTTTCGCATGGAGACGCCCGGCGGCGCGCGTCTCGCACGCCAAGATTTCGGGTCCGCCCCCCTCGCCTGGCTCGGCGAGGAGACGGACTGATGCGCGCGAAAGCCGCCTTCAAGCAGATCGACGTCACCCGCGCCGTACGCGGCGCTCTCGCCGGCGGTGTGCCCGTGACCCGCACCGAAATTACGCCCGATGGCAGGATTGTCGTCTTCCACGATCAGCCCGCGCCGCGCCCCGGAAACCTGTTTGACCAGTGGAAGCAAAATCATGCGGGTTAAGCTGAAAGGGCTGGCGACCACCCGTAAGAAGCTCGCCGATGGTAGCGTCAGACGATATTACTACGCCTGGCGGGGTGGTCCCCAGATCACCGAAAGATACGGCACCCCCGAATTCGTCGACGCCTTCAATCGCGCCGTTACCGCTCGGATCGAAGCCCCGCAGGATATCCTGCGCACCCTTCTCGATGCCTTTCTCGACTCATCGGACTTCGATGCGCTCGCTGATCCGACGAAGTATGACTACCGCCGCCATGTAAAGATCATAGACGCTGCCTTCGGCACCTTCCCGGTTGCGGCGCTCAGCGATCCACGCACACGCGGCGAATTTCTAGCGTGGCGCGACCGGCGCTCGCTGAAATCGCGACGTCAGGCGGACTACACTTTCGCCGTCCTTGCCCGCATCCTGTCATGGGCTGTCGATCGCGGTCTCGCCCCGCTCAATCCCTGCAAGGCCGGCGGCATCACCTACCGTGCCCGGCGTACGACCTCGGTCTGGACCGATCAGGATGAAGCGGCCTTCTACGCCAAAGCGCCGAAGCACTTGCATCTGGTCCTGCGCCTGGCCCTGTGGACCGGCCAGCGCCAAGGCGACCTGCTGGCACTCACCTGGGCACAATACGACGGCGACTTTATTCGCCTCACCCAGGGCAAGTCCGTCCGGCGTGGTGACAACGACAATGCCACCCGCGTCATTATTCCAGTCGCCAAGCCCCTGCGGGAGGCGCTGGATGCGGAACGGGCGCGCCAGACCGCGATACCCGGCCTTCACCGCGACGCTGCCCGTCACGTCCTACTGACCTCTCGCAGCAGGCCATGGACTCGCGACGGCTTCAAGACGTCATGGGGTCGCGCCTGCGCAGATGTCGGGATTGCGGGCCTCACCTTCCACGATCTGCGTGGCACGGTGGTCACGCGTCTGGCCGTGGCCGGCGCCAGCCCGCCGGAAATCGCGACGCTGACCGGTCACTCGCTGCGCGACGTGAATGACATCCTCGATCGCCACTATCTCAACCGCGACGTGCGGATGGCCAAGGCTGCCGTGGGCAAGCTCGAATCAAGCGCGAAAAAGACCCGCACCAGCCAGCGCGAGGCCGCGATGCGAGCCGGAAAACGGCACGACGACGGATGA